GAAGAGACATCAGAAGAGCCTACAGGATTAATGGCACGGAGAGCATAATGGCATTTTTAACAGGATTAGTAACAGGTTTAGCAAGTTCAGTTGATGACCAACTTAAAAAAGATATGCTACGTACACAAGAACGTGTTGATGGTATGGCTCAGTACCGTGTTACACGTAGACGTACCGCCCTAGAAGCACAGGAAAAAGAAAAGAAAGAGATACAAGATAGTATTAATAAACTTGCTACGTTGGTGGGTGGTGATATAGATAAAGGCGCACAATTATATGTTTCAGGTGGACAAACTGTAGAAGGCGCAAATTCACTATATAATGAATTAAAACTAAGTGCAGATAATAAGATAGATATTAATACAGTAGTAGACTTTGCAAGCACAAGAGCAGAGCCGGGAAGTATGACTGATTATATTTCTAAGTTTGTAACACCCATTAGTACTCTTCCTATAGCTAAAGATGAAGCACAAGCCTCTGGTTTATATGGTGCTTTATTTAAACCTGATACCTCTAAAAAAGTAATGGCACAAGTTGAAGAAGCCGCACCTATAGGCGACCAAACTAAAGAAGCATTTGATGTTGCTGGTGCTAGTATTGATAGAGGTAAAATGTTTACAGCCGTTGAAAGAGAGAGACTACTTAAAGAAAGAGGACAAGACGATACTCAATTTGAAAGAGAAGGGAAAGCATTTGACTTATCTCAAAAACAAATTAGACAGTCTATGGATAACGTTACTTTTCAGCAGGAAAGACTTAACCGCTTAGATGCCGCAAACGCAAGTCAACAAGAAATAGAAAATGCTCGTGCCGATTTATCACAAGCTCAAGAAGAACAAAGACTTGCTTTAGCAGTAGACGCTAACAAAAGACAGGCAGAAAAACAAGCAGGAGAATTAACACTTCAAGGATTAAGTATTGAAGAAGCGGAGTACCAAAGAGATAAACGTATCAATGACCCAGAATTTGCCACGTTAGAGCTAATGTTTGCTAATGCTGTTCAACAAGAAGCTAAATATATAGGACAAACATTGACTCCTGCCGATGAACAAAAACTTTCTGAAGCTCAAGCAACACAAACGTATGCTTTAACTGCTTTAAAAAGGCTTCAAAATACTAAAACAACTACAGGTACAGGATATGAATCAGCCTTTGGTGATAGCACTATTGAAGTTATATTTGAAAAGAATATTAAGTCCTTATTACAACCTGTTGGTTTAGTAAAAGAGATTGGAGATAAAATAGAGTATCAAATAAAAGGCAATGAAACAGAATACTACGACCGAATGGCACGTGCTTTTGACCAAGTAGCCGTTTCTACAGCCGCTTACAACGATGAAAGAATGGAAGCAGCTTTAACAGAAAGAAGAAAGAACCTTCAATTAGATGTAAAAAGTTATAAAAAATCTTTACTTGAAATATATCAAAGCTCACGTGATAAAGCATTTTTTGGTAAACTAAAACAAGTAGCTAATAAAAAAGAAGCAGCTAGTGATGCATTTGTAAATAATTTACAAGCAGGTGATATAGTTCAATATAAAAATGCTAGTGGTGCAACTGTAACTACTTTATGGACAGGTACTAGGTATCAATAATGACAGATAACAATAATTATTTAAATCAACTTTCAGCTTTAGAAGAAGAGGAAACATCTTCTGTATCTTCTTCTAATTTAAATAGGGTAGATAGTAATACTTTATCTAAACAGCTAGATGAAATAGAAACTAATACTACTTTTTTAAATGATGCTACCCCTGACAATACTCCTGCTACAGCAGTGGATGAGATAGCGGTAACAGATGTACCTGAAATAGATGAATCACCAGAAGCATTTTATATACGCACAGGAAAAGTTCCTGTTGGTTATAAGTATGTTCCTAGTGTACCTGTAAGTGATGACCCTAATGACCCTGCTAATGTTAAACTTGTTCTTGACTTTGACCAACCTACTGTAGAAGAACAGACTGATAAACTGTTTGGATATGAGGATAAAAAGGAATTAGATAAAGTATTATCAGAAGTAGATATAATTGATGCTCAAGATTTTGTTGACAAAGCACCAACAGGATTAAAAACAGTGGCGAAAGTAATAGCTGCTACTGGTAATGCAGGTTTAGAAACTTTGATATCTGCTGTTGCTGGGATAGAAGAAACTGCAAAAGATTCTGGCGAAGCTATCACTCGTGCTATTCACGAAACATTTACAGAAGATAATAAACTCTTTGGTATGACAGGCAAAGATATGTTGCCGTTTGACCCTAAAACAGCAGGTAAAAAGTTTGCTGGTGATTTAGGAGTATTATTAGAAATGGCAGAGGCTGTTCCTGCTGTTGGTTCTACCTTTGGTTTAGCAGGTAACACATCAAAGAGAACTGTTAAAGAGTTAAAGAAAGAGATAAAATCAGAACAAGCACTAGAAAAATATTTAAGTAGAAAGTTAAACGCAAAACAAGCCATGATAAATACGGATGCAGACATAGATGCAAAAGCTGAGTTAGCATCTGAAGTAGCCTCTGAAAACCGTGAGATTGCTAGTGATTTAATAGATTCTTTTGAAAAGAAAACAGGTAAGGTTATATCAGATACAGGAGAAGATGGTTTAAAAATTATTAATGAATCAAAAACCAGAGAGGCAGGAGTAGAAACTGCCGAAGAAATAGTTACAGCAAGCCGAAAGGGTGTTAAAAATTTTCTACTGGGTAGTGCAGATGTAGATGCGGATGCCGCTTTGTTAGCAGGGCAAGGAGATACACTAACACAACCACTACTTAAACCTGAAAAGTTTGATGCTTTAGTAGCGGCAGTTGCAGATTTAAAGAAACGTGTTCCCGATGCATTTGATAATGACAAAACTGTTATAGATAACTTATTTGATTTAACAGTTAATAAAGAACTTGTTCCCGGTGATGAACTAATAGACATGCTTAATAAGTATAACTTATCATTTGAGGATTATATACTTACTGTCGTAGGTTCTGGTTCAGAGGCAGGTAAGACACTACAAAAACTATCTCAGATAAAACGTATGCGTCCTGCTAATGAGATGATTGCTATGCAGGAAGCGGCAACTAAAGAAGCACAGGGTGCTATACGTAAATTTATAATGAGAACAGAAAATGTAAGAAGAGCAGGACTAGTATCTCAGGTAGCTACTGCCTCACGTAACCTTACATCAGGTGGTATTCGTGCGCCACTTGAAGGTTTAGGTAATGTTATGGACACTGCTTTATATAATCTATCAGAAGAGGGTTATAGAGCCGCAGGTAAATCTTTATTTTCAGGTAGTAATTGGAAAGATAGCTTCAGACATATGAAGTATATGTTTGGTCCTGAGACATCTATGGATGTCAAGGAATATGTAGACTTTATATTGAAGCAACCTGAATTAGCCAAGCAGTATGACCTTATGTTTAATAACATAAATGAAATACAGAAGATGACAGGACGTGGCACTGGCGGTAAAGTAGACTTTGTACTTACTGAACTTGAAGATGCTATGGATGTTCTTAATACACCAAACAGATGGCAAGAACACCTAATACGTAGGGGTGCATTCTTAGGTGAGTTAGAAAGACTAGTAAAACGTGAGTGGAAGATTGATTTAATAGACACTATTAATCAAGGCAAGATACGTGATATGTTAAATGATGCAGGTACTGTAAAACCTAAAGATGCTAGGTCATTTAATGACATCATAGCAGAGGCAACAACAAAAGCACTAGATGTGACATACGCTAAAGCACCCGATGTAGAGGTTTTTAGAGCTACATCTCAATTTCTTGTTCGTAATGGCTTTACAATTGCCTTACCTTTCCCACGTTTTATGTTTAATAGTATGGAACTTCTGGGTCAATATGCAGGGGGAGCTTCCATACCACTAACTAAAAGAGTTATCAGCTTATTAAGTAAGGGTGAAATAAAAAAATATACATTCAAAGATAGACAGAGAATATCCCGTAATCTTGTAGGTCTAGCTGCAGTAGGGGCTGCATATCAATATAGAACAATGGATGATGCTCCCAGCGATTACAAAATGCTAGTAACTGGAGATAATTCAGAAATAGATACCACACCACAATTTCCCGTAAGACAGTTTTTATGGATGGGAGAAGCAGTGAAGCGTCTTATGGATGGTACTTATGGAGATTGGTACGATGATAAAGAGATGAGAGAAACTTTTTTAGGTACTAGTGTTAGAACAGGAGTAGGTAATACTCTCATAGACGAGGTAGTTAATATAGCATCTACTAAAGATTTAGTAGGTGATGAAGTTTTAGGAAGAAGAAGTGGTAGGCTCATAGGAAACTATCTATCTACTTGGGCTGTTCCTTATGGTCAAATTATAGAAGCTGAACGGTCTTTAGGTATGCGTCCTATAGATTTTAAAGAAAGAGGTAGAGACCCTACCTTAGATTTTCAATCTGCTTTTTTTGGTGAAATGGGTAAATCGTTTGGAAGATTTGAATCACCTAGTAGTGAGTTTCAAAGACCCTCTAAAGAATTTTTATTTGCTGAAAGAAAAGAACGTGTTGCTCCTATACTTCGTGTGCTTGGTGGTCTTAATATTACTACTCGTGATGAACCTTTTGGTGAATATATATCTAGTTTTGGTTTTACTGAGTATGAATTAAGTAGTAAATCTAGGGTTCCGGGAATAAAAACATTTGAAAATAAAGTTGTTAGAGATGCATTACCTATGATAGTGGAAGAAGCACAAGACTATGAAGACGCACTCAGGTCACAGTATCAAATATCTAGTGATAAATTAAAACAAGAATATAGTGAAGAAGCCTATGTATCTATGAAAGTTAGAAACTTTCTAGACCAACAAATTAAAACAGTACGAAGCCAAGTATCAGACGAGAAGGTATTTTTTGCAGATGCTCCAGCCTACGCTGATGCGATGTTAAAGTATAGACGTTTACCAAGTGGTATAAGAGAAGAGTCACAACTAGAATTTTTTAAGAGATATAATAAAGCTCCTGATAGTATGAACTTCAAAGACTTATCAACACTAGTTGATATAGGTAAGATATTACAAGATGTCTACAAGGAATGAAGGGGCAATTAAGCCCCTTCTTTTTTTGTCTAGTTCTTGTTGGCAATCACACACAGTATTGACTGCACCCATAGCTACTACATAACATAACCACAGTACAGCTATTGTGGTAATTATATACATAATACATCTACCTATTATCCCCATCACCTTTAATAGCATCTCTTTGTTTCCTATCCTCTAGCTTGTCAAGATTCTGTGCTGCAATAACAGACAGAGGTACACCTAAGTCTTGTGCAAGTGTAGCACAGTACCATAACACATCTCCTATCTCAAAAGCTATGTCTACTTTCTTCTGCTCATAGTCCTCTTTGGCGTAATCATCACGTATTAACTTCTTCACCTTGTTGGCTATCTCACCTGCTTCACCTGCTAATCCAAGAGCAGGGTAGGTTATCCTATATGATTCAGGATAGATAGCATAAGACTTTGCTTTCTTTTGATATTCATTTAATTCCATGTTACCATACTTCTCCTCTTTCCATTTAAGCATTTCATATTCAAGCCACGTCATCTCGCAACTCCACAAGTTCTGCTTCCTTATATGGTATGTGGAAAAAATGTTCTCCTTTCTGTATGTTCCTTCCTTTAGCAGTTTTTACTTCACAGTTTGATAGCAGATTGTCTTTTATTCTCCATGCTTTTAGACAGTCTTCTCTAATAACATAGAAATTTAAAAACGTGGTGTCAGATTTAATCTCTTCAAATTTATTTATTAGCTTGTGTTTTCTATATGGTATACGTATTTCTTCCCACGTAGGATTCCAATCACCCTTCCACTGATTTTTCATTTCAACTTCTGAGTAATAAGTATTGCCTTTGTACTCACTTTTTATATCAAACGAATAATTTTCGTCTGAATCCAGTATAGTATGACCTTTATTTTCTAAGTATTTAATGATGGAAAGTTTAGCTATACCATCATTTTGTTTATATGATTCAGGTCTAAACTGTCTATTTACTGCTCCTTTAATCGGCTGTAGCATCTGTATTCTCCTTTTTTAAAGAGGTTACTAGTGTGTTAGAAAAAGCACTTTCTGCCATAACTAATTGGTCTAAATTAAATCGTGCCTCTGCTATTTTCTCCCGTAAAACTTTTACTTGTCGGAGTACATATATTTCTTTATCATCTAAATCTGAAACATCATGTTCTTTTCCGTCTACTGTTATTTTATTTTCTGTATCTGTCATTCTTTTACTCCTCTTTTGATTCTACTGGTTCTAACAACTCAAGTATTTCTAGTCTATCCTTATGGACAGCTATCTTATCCATCTCACTTTGAATCGCTTCTAGTATATCGGAGTGTTCACCTATACCTGCAGGATTAGTAAGATAAATACTTATATTTGTAACATGCAGTTCTATATTTGCTTGTGCATGATGGCTTAGTGCTTGCAATATTTTTTCGTATGGTTTCAATCTTTACTCCTCTGTTTAAATCTGTGTTTAAAAAATACAATTATATTTAATATGGTATTTATAGATATTGCTGTTAGCATTGCAACTTCCCACCAATTAGCTACATAATTTAGAACCATCCTAGCTTGACCCCATTATGTATAATAATGAAAAAGCAAGCAACCAGATGAGTGAGTACCCAAAAGGTACGTAGCATAGCGGCAATATCGCTTTCACTTTCGTCATCTGATATCTTGCTCCCTATTGTTTTTGCCCATACTCTCCATGCTTTACTTCTCATAGTTCTTTCTTTGTATCTCAGTATAAGCTAGTCGTGCTATGTCATGCCTTGGTACACCTATATCATCTAGTGTACTGTCAGGTAGTTCATGCAGTTGTCTTATAATTGTACGTGTCTTTCTCCAATCTATAACATATCTTATAAATCGTGTCAAATAATTTTCTAGTGCTATCTTTTTCATTACATCTCCTATGCCGCTGTTAAATCCACTACTTCACATACACCTGCAGAGCAAGCTAACTCACGTCCACCAGATGTGTTATCTTCTTTCTCAAACTCTTGGAGTAACGACCAGTCTATATTATCTGGCATACTCATGTTAAGTTCTTCATATTCTTCTAAGTCAATATCCTGATAGGGTGCTTGCTGATATGTATGCTCATTAAACGGTAAGAAGCTAATACCTGATACCTCATCAAAGTTTCTGTATACCCATGCACCTACATCCATCCACTCATGTTCTTTCACAGAGATAGTAACAGATGGTTTGTGTTCTGACCAGTGACGTTGATACAACAACCATAACTCAAGCTGTTCTATTGCTGTCATATCTGTACGTGTGACTGCACTAGGTGGTGCTTTCATTGGAAAGCTAAAGACGGTAGTGCTATCGGGCTTCATTACGTCAGGCTCTGCAGGTATACCTTGCGACATTAAGAACTGTGTTAGTGGGTCTTTGTTATCGCCACGCACAGTACGTACATAATATGGGTTGTGTCTAGCGTGAATCCCAGAACTGGAGTCAACAAGTTGGCTAACTGTTCCACTTGGCTTGACACAAGTTATAGCAGTTGACTGTGCTATTCCTAATGTACTAGCAAAACTTTTATTTGTTTCGACAGCTACAGCTTTTAACTCTTCAAGTAATGCGCTAATGTTCATACCATATGTAGCACTCTGTCCTGATAGTATCTGATTATCCATAATACCAGTAAGAGATACACCAAGTAGTCTTTCTTCTTCTGTATTCTTTTGCCATACTTTACGTAGGTATTTAAAATCTGTCATTGTAGCTTGAAATGTACCTAGTATTGTAGCAATACGGACTTTATTACGTAGTGATTCCATATTATCAGATGCACGTGCTACCACCTCAGATAAATTACAGAACTGATAAGGACGTAATATTATTTCACTACATGGATTACACCCAAAATTATGTTTTGTATCACGTCTTCCATTCTTCTCTGCTTGCTTGATTGCTGAAGCACGATTAAATATACCACGCTCACCTGACTTACTTTCATATAAAGATACCCATTCACGCATAAATGTACCTATCTCTGGTTTAAATTTATATGCCACACTATTATTAGCCAACGCACGTTGTCCTTCATTCTCCCACCATTGACCTGACTTAGCATGTGCCATCTGGTCATCTCCAAGATTAGATAATGAAATCAATGCGCTACGTCTTACACCACCTACAACAACTACCTCACCTATCTTACACATAATATCGTGACATTCAATAGGCCAAAGCCTACGACCTGATGCACCCTTAAACTTCTCAATACAGAAGTTAAATAACTCTATCAAAGGTTGTGGTCCTGATGCTCTACCACCAAATGTCTTCAGTCTTGCACCTGCAGGACGTACCTCTGACACATCCCACTTTGGTATCTGTCCTGCATATAACATAGCAATCAATTCACGTAACGCTCTTGCCCAACCGGGTCTGCTGTCACCTACCTTAATTACTGTATTGCTCTTCTCAAAGTGTTCATTTACTATGGGTAATTTATCTATGTTACTACGCTCTACAGAGAAGCCTACACCTGTTCCACACATCAAGACATACATAGTCTCGTCAAATGCTCTAGGGCTGTCTACAGGCACGTAAGAGCAATTATAGCCACCAACATGACACCTATCTAGTGCTGGTCCTGATGTCATTAATGCTCTCATACTAGGCATGACACGTTGCTCAAGCACCGCTTCTTCTAATTCATTACGTAGTGAATCAGGAAGTACGTAGTTACACGTCTTTCGTAAATGATTAGACATGTAATCAAAGTATCTCTCTACGGTTTCGCCCCATGTCTCACGTCTTTGCTCATCTTCTTTCCATCTAGCATAACGAGATAGTGCTATAAAGTTTTGGTAGTCTGTCGGTAAATAGTTACTAATCATTTGTTACTCCTGAACTGTCTTAATGTGTTTAATAGTTGTGCCACCTACATCATAGAAGTATTCCTCTATACCTTCTGCAATCTCTTCCGATACGTTACCGTCTGCAGGTACAGGATATTCATCTGGGTCTACTTCTATAGTGAGGTATATCTTAACTTTCATTTGGCTCTCGCCCCTCTAGTTGGTTGATACGCATATCAATGTATCTCTTTGCTTTATTTAAATCTGTTAATTCATCTGTGTTTGTTTTGTATCCTGCTCTCATTATATATTTAATGACGTTGCCCATCCAAAACGGTAACTCATTATTCATTATGAATGATACAGGTTCTATTGGATAACGCTCGTAATGTTTTGGATTAGTAATTACATCCGATTGTGCCATTGCTTGTTTCATATACTCTTCATGTCTTATTTGGTCAGTCATTATTTACTCCCTTTAGCATCTTTTCCAAATGATACTGTAACAACATTATCTGTTCTGTCAAGAACTTTTCCTCTGTCTTCTGGAGTAAAAACTAACTCTCCATCTTGTATTTTATCGGCATGCTTTAATGTATAATCATTAATCATGTCTCGTAGGTCTTCTGAATACTCCATCATAGGAACAGTAGAACATATCATCTTTGCAAAATGCAGAAGATTACTATAGTCTTCATCATCCAAGGGGTTATCACGACCAATCATTATTGATACGTTCACATCTCCAGACCATTTACCACTTTTTAATATGGTGGGTCTTATGTTTATTATGAAGTCTTCTGTTTCTAATGCATCTATTAGTCCTTCATCTATCATTTATATCTCCTTTTAACTTTAGTACCAGAAAATTTTACAAACTTAGGATGATTATTAGAACCTTTTTCTTTTAGCCAATCTTCTGGTATTATCCTATCATAGTATCTAAAATTGTATTTAATACACCACTCTGCATAACTAGACTTTGCACCCTTTCTTAGCTTTCGCCTACTATTTTCAAACACAAATCTTATATCTAACTTAGGGTGTTGTTTCTTTATTGCAAGATGCTTACGTCTATCTGATGCAGTAAACATACCCTTAGTTTCTATAATGATTCCATTATTTAACACGAAGTCTGGTGTATAGGTGCGGTATGCTAAGTCTTCCCACTCAATCTTCATACACTCGTATTGAAACTTTACTTTGTGTAGTTTAAGATATTCGGATAACTTAACTTCTAAACCAGACCTATACCCATACTTACGTGCCGCTTTATATTGTTTAAAGTTAGGTGGCAAGATTTCGCCAGTTACCTAATGGTACAGGATTAAATTGCTTGTACCCTATAGAACGTAACTCTTCCTGTATCATTTTATCAGCTTCGTTTCTTGCTTGAATTGCAGCACGTAGACCTGACATTCTTTTATCTTGATACTCTTTACGAAGTTCTTTTAGATGTTCTTCAGCCTGTTTAATTTGGTCTAATAAACCCTCTAACTCTTCCATTATCTATACTCCTCTGCTATTTCAACGTAGTTAGTAATCTTTGGTACACGTGCCTGTGATTTAACGGCAGGTCTTTCTTCTAGTGTAGACCAACAGTCGTAGCGATAAGAACAGAATCCGCAATGCGTGTTCAATACTTTGTTACCTGTAGGCTTTCCCCTAAACATCTCAGGTTCAGCTTCAAAGCAACGTTTGAATACATTTTCTTCGACTGTCTTGCAAGTCTCATCTATCTTAGCTACTTCTGTATCAACATCAATACCATCAGCAGGTACATATTTAAAGTCTCCTGTGGCTTTGTTAACAACCCACCAACCACCTGCACGTTTACCTGATGCCTTCGCATACCCTGCTAGTTGTGCAACATATCCAAATGCATCTCCTTGTTTTAGAGTATCGTATGATTCAAACTTATTAGTGTAAGACCAGTTAGACGCAGACTTAATATCATCTACGGCATCTGCTATAACTATATCATACGTGCCGTCTATAACTATATGTCCTAAATCTAACTGAACCTTATCACTATCCTCATAGTCAACCCTAGATTCTTTTAGTAGTCCTTTGAAGACAGCTTCAACGATGTCTCCAAGCATCATGTTCATTACAAATGTTGTAGGTAGGGGAATACCAACTTCAGGTTTATTCTTTTCATACCATAATTGGCATGTGGGTCTACCAACATTTGACATCCGCAACCTAAAGTCATTTCTTTTCTTTCCCCCACCAAACTGACGATGTAAGGCATCCTTTATATCATTAGCAACTTGATTAATAGTGTCGCTTGACATAGTAGATGTTCCGTTTACAGCACTAGTCATGTACTGATGCACCGCCAACTCAGCAGGATGCTTCATTAGGCTACTTCCACTTCTTCTGTATCTATCTCTACAATATCATTGATATCTATATCGTCTAACTCAGCATCAGATTTCTCCTCTACCTTAGTATTATACATAGATATAATATACTCATTGTAGTTTTCAACCCAAGCCATATAATCTATGAAGCGTTCTTCATCTTCTTTGGTTATCTCTATAGTATTAGACAGGTTAAGAGATACAATAGGAAGATAGAAGCTATTGCCATTAGGTAACTTCTGTTCCTCTGTATTTAAAATAACAGAGTGTTGAACAGGCAATCGCTTCATTTTACCTAGCTTTGTGAATACACCACCCACAGTCTTGAAAGCATCTCTATTCTCTACTTCCCAGATAAAAGGTGTAGGTTCTAGGTTAACTGCGTCACCTTCTGCATTTACTGCATCTTTTAACTCAACAGTTCCTAGAACCACACGTACTCTTTTTATAGACTTGATAAGTTCTTTGGTAGCATCAGGTAAAGAACTATAATCTTTAATCCAACCTGCTGGTTTACCACAGTTGAAACCACCATCGTTATCTTTCAAATCCATATTAAGATTGTCTGCCATAACCGTTTTGATATAACGATTAGGCACATTGCCTGAACCCTTCACGAACTTCTTATACATAAACCTTTGTAGGAAAGGACGTATCTCTGCGGATTGGGCGTAGTAAGTTGCACCATCTGGAATCTCTAGCTTATACGTACCGCCAGAAACTACTTCCATATTTACCTTCTTACCATTTACTTCTCCTTCTCCCATGATAGGAGAGTGAGATATACGAAGACGTGCAAGAGTGCTTGTCTGTCTCTTGTCTGCCACCCCTTCGTTAGCTATTCCCATAGCTTTAGCCATAGCGGAATAGTTATTCGTATTGATTGTGGATAACTCCATTTGTTTTACTCCTTCTATTTTTAAAAAGTTTTATAGTTATATCAAATAACATCTTTTGTGTCAAGCCAGTTATTACCTATTTTTGACTCTAATAATAGAGGCACGTTAAAATCTATGCCCCAACGTAGAGCAATCAAATCGGGTAACTCTTTATTGGCTACTTTAATAACATCAAGAACTTTACTTTCTTCTTGCGGATGAACATCAATAACTATACTATCGTGTACTGAATTTACCACACATGATTGCATGCCGTCAAGTAATTTATCTATATGTAATAAACATACAGGAACTATATCAGCGGTAGCAAAGGATTGTACAGGATAATTCTTTATCTGTGTAAAATGTGTGACTGTCCCATTACCACGTCTTGTAACATCAGGAAAAGAAAACTCTCTGCCTGATGGTGTCTTAATCTTTTGAGTATTCACAGCTTCTTTAGCCAATCTGGTGTGCCATAGCTTGATGCCTTGGTACTTTTCTGTGAAGTGTTCATAGTATTTAGCTTGCGCTCTAGTTCTTCCAAATCCTGTTGCTCCATATAGCGGAGCAAACGTATGAGCTTTAGCATCCTGCCTACTCGTAGGCTCACCTGCATCACTAATAACTTTGGCAGTGTAACTATGAACATCAAAGCCTGTCTTAACTTCTTCAATTGCAACTCCATCTTGTGATAAAAATGCAGCAGTACGAAACTCTAGCTGTGCCATGTCAGCTTCAAGTATCTTACCACCATCGAAACGAGACACGAACACCCTCTTTACAGGAAACGTACCCCCACGTGGCATGTTCTGCATGTTAGGTTCTGCCCCACTTAATCTACCAGTAGCGGTATTCTGTTGTACTAAACGCACATGCAACATACCATCTGGTTTTATATGATTAGCTATACCCTCTATGAAGGAAGATATATAGGTGTCTACAGCACTCAACCGTCTTACTTTAGATAAGAAGTCTACTGCAACTGTCAACCCTCTTGACTTGGCTACTGATTCTAAAAAGGTCAGGTTGTCCTTAGATGTAGAGAAGCCATTGGCACTTGCCCACTTAGGATTAGGTGGTTTAAACTTTAACCCTGCCACATCTTGTAGATTAATAAGATTAAAACCAAGGCTATTACATGTTTTACAACCGTTGTCTCTAGCATAAGGTGTTCCATCTTTCTTTACCTTTCTTACCTTTCCAAAGCCTTTGCAATCCTTGCATTGCTCTGCTTTTGTTTTGTATAATCTTTCTGTACCATAATCAATGGCACTTCTAAAGTCATCATCATTCATATAAGGGTTAATAGCGTTAGCCCAATACTGTTTATCTATAACTTTACGGCTAAAGATAACAGAAGACAACTGCTCTGGGCTATTTAAGTTTATAGGTGTATCACCCATTAATCTCTCTATGTGTTCTTGTAGACTAGAGACTAGCTCATCTCTCTCTTGTTCGTATTCTTTTCTAACATCGTCTAAAGCTGTCTTGTCAACTTTGAAACCTCGTTGATATATACGAGAGAGACAAACACATATCTCATTTGTTAAATCTACTGTCCTCAATAGACCTGCATCTTCTTTTGTATGTAGCCTAGTATATAACTTGTCTGCTAATTGTTGTGTGGCATGTAAGTCAGCAGATAGATACTCAGACAATGTAGCATGGTTCATGTTGTATGTTGTACCACCTTTAGCAAGGTGTTCTTTTAAACTATCTTGCTTTTTTGTAGCACACTCATATCTTTCTGTACACTTCTCAAGTGAGAGAGAAGCATTTTTTAAACCACGTTGTAGTACATACTCAACTAACATGGTATCAAATACAGGACCTGTGTATTTAAATCCTGATTCCCATAGCCATAGTAAGTCATGCGAGGCATTGTGCATAATAAGAACTGTGGCTTTATCTAACCACTCTTGTACTACAGTATGACCAAAGTCATCTGCTTCTACTTCTGCATGGTCAAAAGTAATACATCTTTCTAAACCTGTATCTGTTAACATACCCACCATGGTTAGTGAGTTGTCTGGTTCAAAGGGGTCTAGGTATAACTTACCATCTCTCTTTTGCCCTACGTTTTCTACATCAAGTGTTAGTTTCATCCTTCATACCTCGCTGTCAAATAATCTAAATTAACATTTACAATTCCATGCCAACCGTTTAACTTATTCTTAACAATATTAAGATGTCTTAGTGGACTATCCTGTTGCTCACCCTCAATCTCTGTATTAGTCTTACCAATCAATATCATTAAATCAGCTTCGGCTGCTTTACCTGTACGTGAACCTTCCATCATGGATTGATTAAGTCTCTGTCTACCTTCTGCTTCGGCATTTAACTGTGACATATAGAACACAGCACAATTATATGTCTTAGCAATCTGTCTAGCGTAGATAGCACAAGCCTTTAGTGCTTCATCTGGTCTAGCAAATGACCCAGATGTACCAAACTTATCGCCCATGTCAAGCACTAGTATGTCAGGCTTGTATGCTTTACATTCT